TTGAAGACTCTTAGCATGACTAGAACTAATATACTCACCCTGACCTGATGGTATAAATTTCTCAGCAGATATCTTTGGAGATGCCTCTGATTCACCACCACCCATCATCTTTTGTATTCTTGCTCGTCTATCTTCTTTAACAGTCATCTTATCTTCTTATCCCCAATGTCTGTTCTTTAGCCATACCACCACCAGCAACAACACTGAATGCTGGAATTGAACTTCCAGTTGCTTGGGGAGCAGATGCTCCAGCACCACCAGTGACAGCAGGAACATTTATTTGAATACCAGATCCAGATCCAGATCTAGATGGTGGAGGTGGAGGAGATTGTAATTTATTTTTTACAAAGTTAAGAGCTCTTGAACCTAAACGGCGAACTGCACCACCACCTTGGAATCCTTGGATAGGAACGAAACCACCACCATTCATTCTGACACTTTGAGTTATACTATCACCCACATTCATCATAGTATTTTCCATTGAACCTGGAACTAACCGATTAATCATAAGTGCGATACTCTCAGGTTGAGCATCAGGCATGGCCATCACTTCATCTAGTTGAGCAATTCTTTCAGGTGATGCTCCATTCTCAACCATTATATCTCTTGTTAATTGAAGTCCCTGAGTTACTTTCTCACCACCCATCTTACCAAAATCTGGAATTACTGTCCCATCCATTAACTCCATAGATGGCATTCCCATTTCAGCAATTCTTTCTTTTGCTTCTCCAGGTGCAACATATCTTTTTCCCACACTAAAATTACCATACGAATCAGAACTGGAAGTTGTCTCAGTATTAGTAATGTTTGCAAAACCACCCTCATTATATCCACCCATCAATGTTGGTTTATTAGTTCCACCTGCAGCAGCATTCATTCCAGCAAGAGTATCAGAACCATACTTCTGGACTGCTCCCTTACTCATCACAAACTCACCAGGAGTAAGCATCGCAGGAACTGTATCAGTATTACCACTACCAGGAACTGTTCCACCCTTATTCATTGATAATACACCCATGTCCATAGCACTATCTGCCTTTTCTTTATCTGCTTCTTTTTCTTCGTCTGTACGTTCTTTATTTGAAAAATCTCCATCTAAAGCTTTAGCACCCAACACAGCACCAGTAACAGCAGCAACTCCAAGGGCTGCCACTCCCCAAGGTCCCATTGCTGCTGCTGCTTTAATAAGAGCAGGAATAACTGTTGCTACAAGTTTTGCACCCAATACCACTAATTTTCCAGTAAGTCCAATAACAAATTTACTTAAACCATTTCCAAATACCAAATATGCTGCCAATAATGCAGGCCACCAATCCCCTAAGAACTTAAAAATACTTTCAATCTTACCTGCATTTTTAGGATCTGATGTCCACTCTAAAATCTTAAAAAGAATTCTTCCTAAAATAATCTTCTTTATAAAACCTATTATATTCTCCCATACACTCTGAAAAGGTTTAAGAACTGTATTTGTTGCCTTCTTTACTCCATCAAATACTTTACCACTACCTTCTAAAAGTCTTTCCTTTAATGATCTACGTTTTTTCTCTGCTTCTTGTTTTGCATCCTTTGCATTCTCTTCTTGTAATTTATATTGCTCTCCCAATAATGCTTCTATGGCAACAACCTTCTCTTTAATTACTAAAAGATCACCACCACCTTCAGTTTGTGCCTTTGCCTCTTTTGATGAAGTAAGTAATTTTTGAGCAGATATGTTTTTCTTCTTTAATGTAAACTTCATCCCCTTACTAGGAGATGCTGCCTTTCTTCCCTTTCTTACTCTTACAACTTCTTCTCTTAATATTGATGATCTTCCATCACCTTTACCTTTAGTGGCAGATTCAATAGCTGCAGCACCTTCCATCAAAGCACTCAGATAGTTCTCTTCTGAAGAAAGATTATCTAAATCTATCCCCAAATCTAAAAGTATTTTTACAGGACTAGTACTAGTAGCTGCCATTACCTTGTTGTTGTGCTTTTAATCTTTCCTCTTCTAGGTGTTGTTGAAGAAGCCCCACGTAGATGTCCCGTTCCCAAGGCATCATATTTTCTATCTCTGTCAAGCTATATTTATGGTACTGCATCAAGGCAAAATTAAGTCTGAAATAACTCTCCAGACTCATATGCAGTAGGGCTATGCGAAAAAACTTGCCAGTCCCTCCAATACTACATCACTTTCAACCTTTGTTTTAGGATTAGTAACTTTAACAGTATGAGATAATTTAGGCATCGTTTCAAAAAACTTTTCAATCTCTTTGAATTGAGAAGAATTCATTTGTTCTAAGAAATCTTTCATTTCTTTCTTAGTACAATCAGCAGAAGCCCATACTTCATCTTCAGTATAAACTTTATCAATACAAGATGCAATTAAATCAAAAGATTGTTCCATTGCATTTTTCTCATTAAAATCAAAGTTATTCTTAATAAATTCATCAAGAGATGGATATTTTAACTCCATCATTATACTAGAATCAATCTTTATTTTATTTGAATGATCTTCACTCTTTTCAACTTTAATTTCATCCAAATTAATCGTAACTGGAACTTGAGTTGTTTCATCATCGGGACATATAATATTAACTTCAAGTTCTTCTCCAACAGATTTACCACGAATATTCAAAAATAGATATTCAATATCAAAAGTAGGGAGTTTTTCTACTTTGATTCCTTTAGTAATAATACAATTCTTAAGCACTGCTTTAATTGCATTTGTAATCTGTTTATTATCTTCACTTTCCAGAGCAATTACAAGAACCTTTTCTTCTTTTACAAGAAATGGTCTATATTGAATAGATGCTCCTGTCGAGGGTAACTCTAACTCATAAGTCGGAGTTGCAATTTTTGGTAAAGGCATAATGTCCTAATAACAAGTCATATATTTATATATAAGGTTTATTTAAGAGTTATAACTTTGTTCACTTAAATTTTCTATGTAATATCGAATATAAGTAAAGGAAACCGTACATTTTAACACAGAAGATGAATCATATGCAACTGGCATTGAGGATATAGATATTGGATATGCATTTACAAATTTATAAGTTAAATTATTTCTACCTTCAGGTTGCGGTTTTAATGGATTTTTTGCTCTTGAAGGATCAGATGGATTAGGAGCAGGATCTATAGTATAATGCCTTGTATCCCTTTCAAACTTCCTAACTGTCAATCCTGATGACATATATTTTTCAGGATATTGCATTCTATAATGATAATTACTCTTAATCAATTGATTTTGACCACTTGTTGATGCCCCAGTAATATAATCTATCCATTCTTCAAAAAATTTAATGGGACTATACATTCCCCCATCAACATTAAATGTCAAATCAATTCTTTCATCAAAAATTCTTCTATGAGCAAATCTTTCTGTAACACCAGTACGATCATTATTAGTTTCAAATGTAGCTAAATTAGATCCTGGTAAAACTGCTTCTGAACATAATAAATTAATTGTATCAGCTCTATTGGTATTCCATTTTGTAGTCCAAGCAGAACCTCCTGGAGGCGTAGGAATGTCAACTTCAAAATAATACGTAAGAGAGGGTCTTAAAAACTTTGATTTTATGTCAGCTACGGTAACTCTACTTGGCATTTTATAAATAATTTTTGACCTTATATATTATGTATATGAGATAATGGGAGAAAGTATTAAAAGTCTATTCAAACCTACGAAACCCAAGAAATACAAGGGTGACGTAACTAATATTATTTGTCGTAGTTCATGGGAAAGACGATTTTGCAAATGGTGTGATCTGAATGAGAATATTACAGAATGGGGAAGTGAGGAATTTTGGATTCCATACTATGCACCTGATGGTAGGGTTCGTAGGTACTTTCCAGATTTTATAATCAAAGTTAAAGAGAATACAGGAAAATTGAAAACTTACGTAATTGAGGTAAAACCTCTTAAACAGACCAAAGCACCAAAACAAAGAAAAAGAGTGACCAAATCCTATATCTACGAATGTCAGACATATGCTGTAAATCAAGCAAAATGGAAAGCAGCAGATAGANTAGGTGTAAAGACCGAAAAATTAGAATTTAAGATTATAACCGAAAAAGAACTAGGTATAAGATAATGACAGATTCATTTGGATTTAATGNTGGAGAAAGATATGCAAATCGCATAGAACCAATAAAAGAAGAATTAGCAGCAGCAGTTAATGATCCTGAAGATATGATGTTGATTATTATGGAAGCACTAAATGATACTGTAACTCCTATACCTGAAGTAGGAAAATACTATACCTTTATATACAATGCAAAAACTCCTGATATTACATATGACCAACATCCACTAATTGCTTGCACTGATTTACAAGCATGGGGATTTAAAGGACTTAACTTTCATTGGAGACAATCTCGTAATTATACATGGGAAGAACTAGCAGGACAACTGTATATTGTAGAATATAATGAACTNGATGACCTTCTCAACTTTCCTTATGGAAAATTCATCCTAAATAAATAAAAACCATATTATAATGGCAGATCCAGTAACAAGCGGAACAAGTCCAGTAAAGTCAGGAAAAGAAACTATATACACGGCCACTAAAGTAACTGGTCCTAATCCCGTAAGTCCGCCAAAATATACCACAGAAATTATAAAATATGATACTGCAGATGGAAGCAATCCTCGAACCATTGCAACAACTAATGAAGATGGAAAAACAGAATGGACAAATAATGCTTCTGATGAGGATAAAAAAGCTGCAGATAATATAAGAAAAGCAAGTAGAGAACAAGTTACTACAATTGCGGATAATGTTGCCACAAACGCAGAACAAAAAGAATCATTAAATAAAGCATCCAATAATACAAATCAAGCTCTTGCTGCAGAAGAAAACAAGAAATTTTATGATAACGTAAAAGCAGATGTTGCAGAGGCAATAGAGAATACAAGAGAAGAGGGGTTTAGTTTTCATATATTTCCTGAAACTATGAGAGTTTCTGGAAATAATCAAGACTTCTTAAAAATAGATATGATGAAATATCAACCAAATGAAATAAAGGTTCAAGATCTAGGATTTTCTGATAGAGAAATGAATAGAAAATCTATAGGAACAGTAGTGCTTCCTATTCCTGGTGGTATCAAAGATCAACAACAAGTGTCATGGGCAAGTGATTCTATGGATGCTACTGCAATAGCACTATCTGATATTGCATTCACTACAATCACAGAAGGAGTTGGAGCAGGTATAGGTGCTGCTG